GTTTGGGCGAGTCTTACCGTGAACGACCTTTTTGGGTTTCTAGCATGGAGTACTCTTATAGTCTACCTTTTCGTAAAAGTGAAGGAGGCTGTGAGAAGGAAAAAGCAATCTAAGAAAGGTAAGGAGGTGGAAGAAGAAGGCCCTAGTGAACAAACTGAGTGGTTAGTGGGATGGTCTATGAGGTGTGTGGCAGTGTTATCTAGTGTTGCGTTCTTTCAAAAGTGGGCGACACCGATTATGTCCACCCTGTCCTTGTTCCGTATATGGGATCAATTGGGGGTGGAAGGTCAAGCTACAAAGGTACTTCGCAAAGGTTATACTACCGCTACGACTGTTAAAGGTCTTAATGACTTAGCAAAGCGGTTGGATGCCGAAGACGATGAGGCTTTGTCGTCGCATGACCATGATCGTGTGTCAAGTATTGCCCAACTTGGTGCTTTTCTTGAGCAGGGACAAGACAAAACAATGGACGACACTTTCGCAAACCTGGTTCTTTTATCAGATGAGGTTGAAAGCATACAGCAGGCTGAGAAGTATGCCCGGAAAACCAAAGGTTCGATCTTTTGGTTCTTCTGGGTGTGGAAACAGCTTACTAGCGCTCAGCGCCGCTTGGTGGTGCATGGGTGCGCCGCATTGGTTGTGTTCCTTGTCGCGTGGCCCCTATACATCTCCCCATTTATCGCGTATTTACATGCTAAGATTAATGGAGATGTTTCAAAGGCTGGTAGCAAGGAGACAAAACAACCTACGACCTCGAAGAGTAAGAAGAGCAAGAAAGGTGCAGTGCAGTCCGTATCCCTTGAGGCTCCCAACAATAGCCCCATCATGGTCCCGGTAAATCGCTTATTCGGAGTAGAGATACACCGTGAAGGCGAACAACCAACCATTGTGTGGCCGGAAGCTAATAAAGGGAAGACTAAAGGACGGGCACAGGAGTGGAAAGAGCGTCAGCGCAATCGCGCGGCGCATCATAAAAATTCTAGCGTATCTACAGTTCCCGGCTCTCGAGCAGGAGATGGTTTAGAGTACGCGTTTGAGGAGTACACGCTCTCCTTTTTGAAGGAGTATGGCGTGGATAACCCTGAGGTGCATTATAAGAAGCTACGTGCTCATTTGTCAGCACGCGATTTGTATTATTTGTCAACTTTGAACGAGTCGGAACTCGACGCATGGATGCTGGAGACGTTTAATGATTATCCCTATTGGGATGATGAGTCCCTGATGCATGAGGAGAAGCCGACCGAGGAAAGTAACGCAAAGAAAAATAAAGATCGTAAGAAGCGACAAAAAGCTAAGAAGATTCAGGTGGAAGGCCCTATCGGCCGTAACCCAGCAGTTCCTGAGGACGTATTTGATGCAGAATTGCAACTGTACGACTCTAAAGGGAATTGGCACGGAGGAGCCACCATGATTAACCATCAGGGGAAGCTTGGAATACAAACCACCAAGCATCAAATGACGGAATTAAGACGCGAAACACAGGGCAACGAAATAGTTGCTAAGTGTGTACGCGATTCCACCCTAGTGTATAAGTTCGCGATGGGCAAATATGGAGAGCCTGTTGAGTTCATGGATTATGTTTTTATTCCTGGACCTAGTAACGTTTCTTATGTTACTGGTTACAAACGACCGACGGAACTTGGGTTGCTAGATGGTAACACGAGTATTGTCATTAGATGGCTAGGCCTAAATGCCACCACCAATACTGACAAAGTGCATACGGCACCTGCTACTAACTGGGTACCGATGGACACAATTGAGTTTGATCATATGTGTTCAACGAACCCTGGTGCTTCAGGAAGCGGAATATATGCGTTTTGTTATAAAACTAACAAATGGTGGCTAATTGGCTGCAATCGAGGCAAGGTGTCAGGTCAGCAGAAGAACAAGGGTATGGGTACATTCGCCTGTTTAAACAGGGAGTGCCCCAAACCCTCCCCTACGGGGTAGTCCAGCAACAGGACCTTGAGCCTCTGGAGAACTATCGCTTGCAATTCAAGCATATTAAGGTTCTCGGGAAGCTCAAGGGGTTCTCTGGGGCGGTGTTCCCAAAGTCTGCATGGAGGCAGAAATTATCAGGTTTCACCTTAAATCAGGGTGAGGAACTGAAATACGCCTACTATGCAGGGGACATACGTTCTCACGATAATGCTCTTCGTGAAGCAGATCATCCAGGACTTTCAGACTTAACACTGGAAGAGGAGGAGATGCTGCACCAATCATTATTATATATGTATCATTCAATCATAGGAACTTGTGTTGTCAAGAATTTTGAGGATATAACTTTCAATTTGAACGCCATTGGTGGAGTACAGTACCCAAGTGTTCGACAGGGGGCAAAACGTGTTAAAGCCAAGAAACGACATGTGCTTAAACAATATTTGCCTCAGTTAGAATGGTATTGGAGGAATGGGGCCCTTTTGGGGCTTCGTACTTACCATAAAGCGTCCATAAAGCAAGAACTGCTCAAATGGTCGAAGATTAACAATTGTCAGGGACGGATGTTTTGGATAGCGGAAACGATATCTCTAGCGTCTGGTATGCGATTGTTCAGCGATCAGAACAAAGCAATGGAAGGTTCGTGGCCAAACATGATCGGATTTTGCCCTTTTGGGGGCGGGATGCACGATTTTGTTATGAGTGCCATAAACAAATTTCCGGAAGGCTTTGATGTTATTGAGGGCGATTGTAAGTGGTATGATAAAACTGCGACAGGTACGGATATGCGTGCAATAGCGCGGTTCAGGAAAGAATTAGTCTGCCCTGAAGACCGCATGTTGTACCATACCGATAGGCGCATTGATCACGCTTACGAGAATGCCATTGAGAAGCATTTAGTCACTGCTGACGGAGCAGTTCTAGTCATGAATGGAGTTAATCCCGGAGGATGGGAAAACACAGGTGATGACAATACACTCAGGCATATTAGAATTTTAGTTTATCATTTTACAAGAACAACTGGGTGTCATTATGCTGCATTATATAATTATGTAATTTTCTATTTGTATGGCGATGACCACTTAATTCCTTTTTCAAGGAATATTCCCAATCGGGATAAATTTATAAGTTTTGAGGAAAGATGCTATTCTTATAAGAAATTTAATGCATACCTCAAACCCCCTCCAGACGATGTTATACACATTGGTACTATGGAAGGGGCTAAGTGGCTCGGAGCGACTATACATTATGTGGATGGTATATATGTAGGTTTGTATAATCGAGATCGGTTACTCGCAGCGGCAGCTCTAAATGAAGGCTTGACAGACACGCAAGAATATGAGAAATTTTTAAGTCTGTTGTTGCTTGCGACTTATCATATCGATCTTTTTGATCGATTTAGAGAGTACGCACTGGCGCTGGGAAAACGCTTAGGGAGATGTCCTCCGAATAGGAAGATCTTCCAATCAATCTGGACTGGCAAGAGGGGAAGGGTTTCTCTTTTACCTTT